ACGATTGATGGCTGATCTTGACCGCCTCAAGCAAGTTGATCGAGAGGTTCGCCGCCGCGCCGCTCGCCTGTCGCAGACCTCGGCCGACATGCTGGCCCAGGCGCAACAGATCGACATCCTCAAGGCGCAACTGGCCTCGGCGATCCAGCTTGCCAAGGATCAGCAGGCGGCCATGACCGCGCTGCAAGGCCGCCTCACGGTCGAGGAACAGGCCACGGCGAACGACGCCACGCGGTTGATCGCGATCGAGGCGAACTATCTCAAGCGGTTCATGCTGCCGGATTGGAACGTCGTCATTGCGCAAGGGCTGGCCCTGGCACTGGCCGCCGGCAACCGAACCTACACCCTCACGCTCGCGGCGTCCTTCGGCGTCAAGGCCGGGGCTCCCATCTTCGCCACACCAAAGGGCGCCGTGCCGGCCGGCTATCTCGTGGGCGCTGCCAGCGCGCCGGCCGACAACACGCTCAACATCCAGATCGGCAACCCGCTGATTGCGATCGGGGGGAGCATGTCGCTCCTCCTCTCCGTCTTCACCCTGCGACCCTGAAAGGACGCCTCATGCCTCGCAAGAATGGCAATCTCGATCCCCTATCGTCTGGATCTCGTGGCATCGGCCGCGCCATCTACCGAAACAAGCTCGACACGCTCAACACGATCCTGACGCCGGGATACTTCAACGACGACTGGACGTTGTTGCGCGACATCGACCTCATGGACATCGTAGCGAGCGACGGAACCATGACAGCCCGCATCGCCGCCGGCACGCGGTTTGTTCTGGTCTCGCCGTTCGGAACAGGATCGGCAACACGTTCAAGCAATGTCGTTGCCGGGATTGGTGACAGCACAGTTGACCAGATGACGGCCGACACGCCGAAGCGCAACTTTTCCGCTTACAATCATGTGCCTGTCGGCAATGCCCTCGCGGAAAATCGGATTGCCCGGCTCCTCAATTTCGGGAAGTCTGGCGACCGAACAGATCAAACGCTTGCACGTCTTCCGGCTGCGCTCGCTTCTGGCGCTGGCGTCCTTTACATCAGCGAAGGGATAAACAGCTTCGCACAAGCGCCATATGTCCACGCGGTCACGGGACTGACTATCTCGGCTGCGGAGGTTGGAGCCTCTGCCTTTGCCGACACCCTGCAAAAGATTGATGCGGGGCTTGCCTTGGGAATGTCCGTGATTGTGGCTCTCTGCCACGGCGCGGAAAACTACACGGCCGCGCAGATTAAGCAGATGGTGATATATAACGCGGCGATCCGTCGCGCTGCGGAGGTTCGGCCGAACGTCTGGATCCTAGATAGCCCGGCCATCCTGCATGATCCCACGACAACGCCGAATGCAATCGTCTTCCGCACGAATTACATGCGGGCCGGCGAAGCGACGCGAGTTCATGAAGGCACGTTGGGCGCCTATTTCGTCGGCAAGGCGTTCGCCCTGATCCTGCGCGAAGTCATGCGGCTCCTGCCGCGCAACAACGTTGACGGAACCAATCAGCGTGCGAACGGCCTTCAGCTCCTCAACAATCCGTTCTTCAATGCCACGACGGGCAACGCGGGCGTTCTCGGCGCCGGGGCGACGCTGGCCGGCGGCACCGCGGCCGCGCCGCGCGAATGGAACTTCAACCGGCAGAGTGGAGACACGACTTGCAATTTCACGGTCGGGGTCGAGCCGAACGCGCAAGGCAACGGCAATGATCTGGTGATTGCTGCAACGGCGACGGTGCCGGGGACTGGCGTTCGCGTTTCGCAGGATCTCGCCGGCACGCCTCCGAACGGTGACTTCTGGATGCCGGGTGCGGTGCTGCAAGGCTTCTCGAAAATCGCCGTCATATCGGGAGCGACCGGACTGGCCTCAGTCAATACTCAAATCGAAATGAACGGCACTCTCGACGGTGTAAGCACAACGCAAACGACGCATGCGCTCCTCGGAGATGTTCCGAGCGGCCTTTTCCCATCGACGGAAGGTTTCAATTTCGACCTGATGACAGAACAGATGCTTGTTCCGGCTTACAGCGCGCGTGCATATCTGAGCTTCAAGGCGCTCAACCTCGTGTTCGGAACTGCTGGCAGTGCGACGGTTCGCGTCAATATGCCTCAAATGTCAGTGCTATCGACGCTCGTCTAACCGACGCCTATAGTCCCGCTGTCCACCAACAGCGGGATTTTTCATGTCTGAAACCGATAGCCCACGCGAGGGCCATGAACGGGCCGTCCGCATCCGCCTGCGCGATGACTTCGAATATTACGCGCCTCGATGCCTCAAGATCCTGACCAAGCCTGACGCGCACGGGAAGTCCGATATCGTGCCGTTCGTTTTCAACGCGGCGCAACGGTACATCCACAAGCGGATTGAGGAACAGCGCGCGCGCCTGGGGCTTGTGCGGGCGATGATCCTGAAGGGCCGCCAGCAAGGCGCGTCCACCTATACCGAAGGCCGCTTCTACTGGAAGACGACGAACAACAAGGCCGAGAAGACATTCATCCTGACGCACAAGGATGAGGCGACCGCGAACCTGTTCACGATGGCGAAGCGGTATCACGACAACGTGCCGGTTTTCGTCCAGCCGAATGTCTCGAAACAGAACGCGAAAGAGCTGGTATTCGACAGGCTCGACAGCCGGTATCAGGTGGCGACGGCCGGGAGCAAGGGCGCCGGGCGATCGGCGACGCTCACGAACGTGCACGGCTCTGAAGTGGGCTATTGGGAGAACGCGCAATCCCACCTCTCGGGGATGCTTCAGGCGGTGCCGTTCGCTCGCGGGACGGAGGTCATCCTTGAAAGCACGGCGAACGGCGTTGGCAATGTGTTCCATGAGCAATGGAAGCTGGCCGAAGCCGGGCAATCAGACTTCATCGCGATCTTTGTCCCGTGGTTCTGGCAGACGGAATACCGGCGGCCGGTGCCGGATGATTTCTATCCGGATGGCAATGCGGAGAACGTGCCGGAAGGCGAGCTGACGGAGCAAGACTACCAGCAGCAATTCAAGCTGGATGACGAGCAAATCTACTGGCGCCGGATGAAGATCATCGAAATGGGCGGCGGCGAAGCGGGCTTCTATGAGTTCAAAAAGGAATATCCCGCGACGGCCGATGAAGCGTTCCAGGCATCGGCAATCGGCTCGCTCCTGTCCCGCAAGTTCGTCCTGAAGGCGCGCAAGTCCACCGTGGCGACAGAGGGGCCGCTGATCATCGGCTGCGATCCTGCCGGCGACGGGGAGGACAGCGACCGCACCGTGATCGTTCGGCGCCGCACGCGCCGGATCTTCGGGATCGAGACTTACAACACGCTGAATACGATGCAGATCGCGGCCCGGCTGCACGCGATCGTCATGCAGGAGAAGCCGTCAAAGGTGTTCGTGGATGTCGGCGGCCTGGGCGTCGGCGTGGTGGATCGCCTGCTAGAGCTGCAAGGGACGGCCGGCATCGTGATCCCGATCAACTTCGGGGAAAGCGCGAACGAACCGGATCGCTACACCAACCGAAAAGCCGAAATGGCGTGGCTGCTCAAGGAATGGCTGGAAGATCCTGGCGGCGCCAACATCCCCGATGATGACGCGGTGCAGGCTGACTTTCTCGCCACGCCTCCCGACGATCCCGACAGCAATCAGCGGCGGCGGCTGAAGGGCAAGAAATGGGTGAAGAAGCACGCCGGTTTCTCGCCTGATATCTTCGACGGCGCGTGCCTGACGTTCGCCCTCCCGATTGCGGGCTTCACCTCGGGGCAAGGCAACTCGGCCGTCGATTTCGATCCCTTGGACTTCGCCGCGGGAGGTGATGCCGGCATCGGGAATTCGTACACCGACTTCAACGTTTTCTGAAAAAAAGTGTCGAGGCTGTCAGACGGCGACGAAGCACACGTTTTTCAAACGGCATTGCTAACCCGCTGTAAATAAAGGATGTGAGTGCAGCCACGGCAAAGCCAATCGCCAGCCAAACGACTGCCCCCACACCCACACCCATATATACTCACTACGTTCGTATAAAACCGACGCTTCACGTCGTCAAAAAAATGGGAAGATGAAATGCGGAGACGACAGATCAAGACGCACCTCAATGTGCTGCGATACCAGATCAAGGAACGGGCTTTCGACCTGTGGAATATCACCCTCCCAATCTTCCTCACGGTCGGGTTGGTCATGGGGTCGGTGCGCGCCTGGGCTTTCCTGTTGGGGTTCGATCTGTGAAGCGGCGATACACCGCGATCGTCATATTCCAAGGCGCGGAGCATCGGCGGTTTTGGCGGATCTTCACCCGGCGGGGCTGGCGGCACTGCTATGTGATCCTCCCGGTTTTCTATCCGGAACCCGGCCTGCTCGCCGATCGATATGCGACCGTCATCAACCCGACGACGGATCACGTCGGCATCGATGTGCATTTCCAATCGCCCGACGCGCTCGCCCGCCGCGCGCTGCAAGAGGGTGCCACGGCCGCGATCAAGATCGCTATTGCTTGGGATTTTCGCGGGGCCTATGTTCCGCGGGGCATCCTGACGTGCGTTTCTCTGGTCAAAGCGGTGCTTGGCCTCGGCGCGTGGTACGTCTGGACCCCTGAGCATTTAGCTCGTCACCTCCTCCGGATCGGAGGGCAATTCATGGAGATCGATGATGTCAACGTTATTCGGCGGGCCGAAACCGAAGGTGGACCAGAACGCGCAGCGCGCGCAGCGCCAGCAGGAACAGCAGATCAACAAACAGTCGGCCGATGAGGCGAAGGATCTCGGCGCTCGCCGGCGGATCATCGCGGCGCGCTCGGGCGGCAACTCCTCGCTCTACGCCTCGGGCGGCGCCGCCGGCGTCAAAGACACGTTGGGGGGCTGATCTATGGCGCGTTGGACAGAGGCGGCCGTCTGCGCCCTATCAGACAAGGCATGGACGGCGAAAGACAACTGGCAGGAATTGCTTGCCGAGTGCTATGACTTCGCCCTGTCCGACCGCAATCCCTACACGTGGAACGGCACCGGCAAGCCCCAGGGATCGGCCGGCACGCAAGGCAAGGACAAGGCCAGCCGCAAGGTCTATGACAGCACGCTTGGGACCGACGCCGTTCGCCTGACGAACCGCATTCAGTACGAGCTTTTCCCCATCGGGTCGAAGTGGGCCGAGTTCATTCCCGGCGCCTTTGTCGGGCAAGGGCAGGACGGCGACGCGCGGGCCGGTCTGATCGAGAGCGCCCGCACGGATCTTGAAGCCCTGCGGGAAATTGTGTTCACGGCGATCCAGCTTTCGAATTTCGATCTCGCGATTTCGGAATGGCTTCTGGAACTGGTTGTGGCCGGCACGGCCTGCATGCTGATCCAGCAGGGCGACGACGACAATCCGATTGTTTACTCGGCCGTCACCCAGGCGCATGTGGCCTTCCGCGAAGGCGCGTTCGGCAAGATCGACCTGATCAGCCGGCGGCACAAGATCCGGTTCTCGCTGATCAAAGAGACGTGGAAGGACGCGACGCTTCCGGAGGTCGAGGAGGCGGATCGCTCGAAAGATCCGGAATGCGACCTGATTGACGTGTGCTACTGGTCGAGCCTGGACAAGCTTTGGTATTACGATGTGATCTTTCTTTCGGGCTCCAAGAAGGCCCGCAAGGAACAGCGCATTGTGTCGCGCGAAAGCGAAGTCTGCCCGTGGGTCATTGCCCGCTGGTCGAAGGCGACGGGCGAAGCGCAAGGCCGGTCGCTCGTCATGCAGGCCCTCCCCGATGCGCGCGTTCTCTCCGCGGTCAAGTCCTACCTCCTGCGCCATGCGGCCCTGGCGATCGGCGGCGTCTTCATGGTCCGGAACGACGGCATCGTGAACGCGAACAATGTCCGGATCTTCCCAGGCGCCAACATTCCGGTGCGCGCCACGGGCGGCCCGGCCGGCGCCTCGATCGCCCCGCTTCAGGTCGGCGGCGACGTGAACCTTGCGCAGCTCGTCATTCAGGATCTCGTGCAGTCCATCCACAAGATCATGATGAACGACGGGATGCCCGACATCAAAGACGGCGTGCGCACGGCGACGGAATTGCTTGAGCGCCTGAAAGAGCTTCAGCAGTCCATGGGCGCGCCGTTCTCGCGGATCTTGCGCGAGGGCATCACGCCCATGCTCGAAAACACGATCTACCTCCTCGGCAAGATGAACGTGATCCCGCTTCAGCCGGGGCAACGGCTGAAGCTCAACAGCGGGCAAGTCCAAGTCCGGTTCGCCTCGCCGCTTGTGCAGGGTCAGAGCCTGCGTGAAGTCGAGGCGGCACAACAGGCGATGGCGATCACGCAAGCCGTCGCGGGTCCGGAGGGCGGCACGGCCGCCGTCGCCGCGTCGTTCAAGATCGAGGACTTCGGCGCATGGGTCGCCGGCAAGCTCTCCGTCGATCCGAAGCTTGTCCGCACGTCACAAGAGCGCAAGACATTGCAGGATCAGGCGGGTAAGGTGATGGCGGCCCAGGCGGGCGGCGTCGGCATTGACGGCACCGCTCCGGGCGTTCCAGCCCAACAGCAACAGCCGCTTTCGATGGCGGCATAAGGAGACGACATGACACTTGACCTCGGATGGCTCACGGGTTCTGGCCCTGAAACCCCGCAAGAGGCCGAAGCGGCGAACGACGAACTGGCGCGCGCCGCGCAACTCGCCGCGATCGAAGATGCGAAGCTGTTTCACGATGTCTTCGCCAACGGTCGCGGCCCGGAAATGCTGGAATGGCTGCGGAACCATACGATTGAAATTCCGCTTATGTCGTTCAGCGGGACATTCGGCGGGGGAGAGGTCAGCCTGTCAACGTCGGATTGGGCGTTCTTCCGCACCGGGCAGAACTCCGTCACTCACCTGATCGAGCATCAAATCCGGGTGGCAACCACGCCCCCGACAACCGAAGGGAAACCGAAATGAAAGCGCTCTACACCTCTGCGGCGGCGGCCGCCCTTATGATTGCGATGTCGCCGGCTGACAGCGCCAGCGGCGGGACGGCCGATCTCAACAGCCGGATCAAGGCAAGTCTCTCCAAGCTCGACACGGCCAACGATGATCACTGGACGGATGCGGGTTTGCCGCGCGTCGAACGGCTCCGCGATCTTACCGGCGACCAGGGCATCACGCGCCGCATGGTCGAGGACGCCGCGCCGGGCTTCAACCGGGCCAATGCTCACGCCGCGCCGTCCGACACGTCCACGCTCACGAGCAAACAGACGCCCGTTGCGGAGGCCGGCGCCGATACCCCGATCCCCGTGCAGATCGTGAAGGCGAATGAAATCGGCGAGCCCGACGCCGGGTCGTTCATGAAATCGGCGGCCGAGATCAGCAAGGAAAACGCCGATCCGGATCTCACCGCCGGCGAGGCTGCGGCCAACACGGCGACATCGATGTATCCGGAGATCACGGCCGCCGGCGAAGGCCAGCCGGGGAACGATGATGGGTCGCTGTTCGCTGGCGACGAAGATCGGCCGGCCGCAACGGTCGAGCCCTCGGCGATCGCCGACAGCTATCCCGACGCCTTCGCCCTGCTCGATGCCCTGGCGATCGTCGCCGCGCAGCCGCGCTACCGTCGCAACGGCGAGCTTCAGCAGCTCATCCGCTCCTACTCGATCCAGCAGACGCAGATGCGGGATCTTCAGGGCCGGCTTGACGCTCGCGACGAAGCCCGCGCCGCGCGACAGGATGACGACGCCGCGAAAGTAGCGTAAAGCTCGGGGCGTAACTCTCCCCCTGTAATCTGGCGCGGCCTCTCGGGGTCGCGCCTTTTTTGTTCCAACAGCAAGGAATGGACCATGACGAAAACGATCGAGAACCTGCGGGGCGGCGTGGCGCGCGTCGCGATGATGACGGGGCCTGGCTGGCCGCAAATCAACTTCGCGCCCGATGATGAGAAGGGAGCCGGCGACCCTCCGGGGGATGACGCGCCCCCCGCGGGCGACCCTCCTGCCGGCGACCCGGCACCTTCTCGAATGGCTGGCGCGGGTGGCCTACTCGGCAAGCGCACGCCTCCTGCCGCTGATCCGAAAGAGGAAGAAGGCGACGACAAGAAAGGCCTCCTGAACGATGGCCGGCCTGAGCATGTCCCGGCGAAGTTTTGGGACGCTGAGAAGAAGGCGCCCAAATACGAGGAAATGGCGAAATCCTACGGCGACCTTGAAAAGCAGCTTGGCACGCTCAAGCGGTCAAAGTCCGGTGCAGATGACGACGTGCCGGCCGACGAAGCGGGCTATTTCAAAGACGGCATTACGTTGCCGGATGAGGTGGATCGCCTGGAATTGCTGCCCGACGATCCGGGCTTGAAGGTCGCCGGGGCCGTGTTCCTGAAAGAGGGGATCGGCGCGGCGAAGGCCACGCGGATCATTACCGAGATCTTCAAGGGCATGAACGAACACATGCCGGAACCGATCGACCCGGATAAGGAACACGCGAAGCTTGGCAAGGGCGCGGATGCGCTGATCGATGCGACATTCTCGTGGCTTGAAGGCGGCGAGCTGGCCGGCAAATTCTCCTCGGACGACATCGACGTGGCAATGCAGCTCGGGCAGACCGCGGCCGGCGTGCGGTTCCTGGCGAAGATGCGGGCCATGTCGGGAGAACAGGCAATCCCGATTGATCCCGGCACAGGTCAGCGCGGCATGTCGCAAGAACAGTGGCACGAGGAACATAAGGCGGCGGTCAAGGCGAAGGACTACAAGCGCCAAGACGAGCTTGAGGAAATGGGGAAATTCATCAACGGCACTGATCCGTCACATGGCGGCCGGGCTGGCGGCGTGAACTCCGAAAAGTCGGTTGCGCGCCGATAAGATCCGTGAGACAAATCGCGTGCTGGTCGTCTCCACCTCTGGCACATGGGAAACCTCCGAGGCCCGCCACATTCCGCAATGTGGCGGGCTTTGGCGTTTTATGAGAGGGTGCGTAAGCCGGTTAGCTGGTCGTACCGGTGGCGGGGCTTCCGCCGCGTGAGTTCAAGAGTTCAAATCTCTTCCGCCCTCTCGCCTTGACATTTATCGGGGCTCGGAACATCTTCCGCAAATCGGGCCTGGACCTAACCGATCGCCGGCCTCCTTCCCCGATAGAACACGCGGCCCGAACCTCTCGCGAACCTAATCCGGCCTCCGGACCTTCGCCGCCCCGTTCGCTTCAACCGCTGAACCTTCCGAACCATTTCAGCAACGAAAGCGACACACGATGTCCCGCAATCTTACCGCCAACGAACAGGCCTCTTTCGACAGCCGCGTGAAGGCTGCATACGAACTCGGCGGCCTCCTCCGCTCCACCGTCGAAATCGCCGACAATATTGTTGGCTCGACGCACCGTTTCCACCTGATGGGTAAGGGCCTCGCCACGAAGCGGATCGACCAGACCGATGTCGTGCCGATGAACATCGTCCACGGCAACGCCACGGCGACGCTGGAAGACTGGAACGCGGCCGAATATACCGGCATCTTCAATCAGCAGAAGGTGCCGTACAAGGAACAGGACAAGCTTGCGACCGTCATTGCGAACGCCATCGGTCGCCGCGAAGATCAGCTCATTCTTGACGCGCTCGACGCCGCCGCAACCACGCTCACGGTCGCGACTTCGGTCGGCGGCGCCGCGACCGGCCTGAACACGGCGAAGATGCGCCGCGCTGCGATGCTCATGAACCGCGCCGGCGTGCCGCGCATGAAGGGCGAACGCACGTTCGTTATCTCGGCGGAAGGCCTGGAAAACCTCTTGGGCGATCCGGACGCGAACACGATCGACAAGAACAACATCAAGACGCTGTATGACGGTGAAATCTCGCACTGGCTCGGCTTCGAAATCGTTGTGATGGAAGATCGCGCGGAAGGCGGCCTTCCGAAGGTCGGCAACATCCGGACGAACTTCGCCTATCACCGCCCGGCGATCGGCCTCGCGGTCGGCATCAACATGCGGACGGAGGTCAATTACATCCCCGTCAAAACGTCGTACCTCGCCAACGGGATTTTCTCGGCCGGCGCTGTCGCGATCGACCCGACTGGCATCGTGGAAATCGAGACGACGGAGGCTTAACGGCCTCCTGTCTCGCTCCTCCCGCACTCGTTTGAAGGACTGCAAACATGGCAATGGACAAGAAGTTTTTCGATCCCACGGGTTCCGGTTCCAAGGGCACCGGCATTCGCGCGATCTACAATCACCCAACCGACACGAAGGCCACGATCAAGACCGCCGGCTATTTCAATTCGGTCGCGAACGAAATGGTGCGGATCAAGACGATCCTGATCATTTCGAGTGACGCGACATTCGAAGCGAAAGTTTCGGTTGCCTCGGGCGTCGTCACGATCGCGGCACTCGACACTTTCGCGTAATCTGCCCTTGCTGTTGGGCTAGACTGGCGGGCGGCGATGGGAAACCACGCCGCCCGTTTTGCTTTGAGAGGATGGACAATGGCCGACACCGATATTGCAATCTGCTCGCGCGCGCTGATCAAGCTCGGCGAATTCCCCATCGACACCCTGACCGATCCGCAGACGACGCCGGGCCAGATCTGCGCGATCCAGTATCCGCCGTTGCGTGACGCGCTCATGTCCAAGTACGAATGGCGCTTCCTCATGCGGAAGGTCGAGCTTTCCCGCGACAGCGAGCGGCCAATCGGCGAGTGGTCCTATTCGTTCGTCCTGCCGTCCGACATCCTCGCCGGGCCTCATGCCGTGTTTACCTCGGCCCAGGCGATGGTCCCGACATCGCAATTCGAGATCTTCGGGAGGCGCGTCTATTCGAACGACGAACGCCTGTGGATCGACTACGCCGCGCGCCTGCCGGAAGATCAGTGGCCGTCATGGTTTTCGGAGCTGGTCGTTGCCGCGCTCTGCGCCGATATCGGTTTCACGATCACGGAACAGCAGAGCGTCGCGGATCGCTGGTGGAGCGTCGCCTACGGCACGCCCTCGGAAGGCGGATCGGGCGGCATTATGGGGCAAGCGATGTCGATCGACAGCCAGTCGAGCGGGAATATCGGCTTCCGCGATGACACGTTTATCAATGCGCGCTTCGGCGGTTATGTGCCTTGGGGAGGTGGCTTCTGATGGGAATGCGTCAGCTCAAGACGAATTTCGTCAACGGCGAACTCGATCCGCTGTTGCTCGGCCGATCCGACACGAAGGCGTATTTCAACGCAGCGGAATATATGCGCAACGTGATCGTTCTTCCCCAGGGCGGCGGGCGAACGCGGGCGGGCTCTCGCTATCTCTGGACGGTGCCTAACATTCCCGACATTGACGGCGGCGGGATCTCGGATGTGCGACTGGCGGAATTCCAGTTCTCGACGGAGCAAGCCTATCTGTTCGTGTTCCACCACAAGACGCTGACGATCTTCCGAAACGGCGCCGTCGTGGCGACGAAGATCACGCCCTGGTCATCCGCGCAGCTCAAAGCGAAGATCGACGCGGAAGGCAACATGCAGTCGAGCGGCATCACGTTCACGCAAAGCCGGGATACGATGATCGTCTTTCATGAGGACTTCCAGCCGCGGACGATCAAGCGCGGTGCGACGCACGCGGATTGGACAATCGCGAATTACACATTCAAGAACGTTCCGCAATTCGACTTCGGGGATGTGACCTATACGAACGGCGTCGATGAGGTGCAGACGCTCGACTTCCCGAACCCAGGCGATCAGGGGAATTGGCAGGAAGGCGACACGTTCAAGCTGATCTTGGAAGACGAGGAAACGACGAACATCGAGTTCACGGACCCGGCGGCGCCGCTGGCCGCTCGCATCCAGGCGGCGTTGCGGAAGCTGCCGAACACGAGCGACGACGGCATAACCGTGACCTTCTCTGGCGGCACGTCGGCAGATGATGCGAAGTTCACAATCACCTTCGGCGGGGAAGACGGTCAACGGCCGTGGGGTTCGATGTCGTTCGACACGGTGTCCACGCAACAGGTTCCGACGATCAGCGTGGTTGTCACGACGGACGGCGTGAAGCCCGGCGAAAAGGTGTGGTCCACGTTGCGCGGCTGGCCTCGCTGCGGGCTTTACTTTCAGGGACGTCTCTGGATGGCCGGCACGCGCTCGCTCCCAAATACGGTGTGGGCTTCCCGCTCCGGAGATTACAACGACTTCAATGCCAAGAAGATTGACGACGATTACGGCATCAGCGCCACGACGGACACGGACGACGTTCCGGCCTTTATCGCCATGTATGCCGGCCGTCACCTTCAGCTTTTTTCCACCTCGGCGGAATTCTACGTCCCGGCATCGGAAAGCGACGCGATCACGCCGGCGAATATCGTCCTTCGCCGCACCACGTCGCGCGGTTGCCGGCCGGGCCTGCGCGTGTTCGAAGTGGATGGCGCGACCATGTTCGTGCAACGGCGCGGCAAGGCGCTGCGGGAACTGATCTTCGCGGATGTCGAGCTCGCCTATCAGGCGAACAGCCTTTCGCTTCTCTCCTCGCACCTCATGCGCGATCCGGTCGGGCTGGCGCTGCGGCGATCCACTTCGACGGAGGAGGCGGATTATCTGTTCATGTCAAACGGCGATGGCACGGCGACGGTTTTCTGTACGCTGCGAAGTCAGGAGGTCAACGCTATGGCTCTCTGGAACACGCAAGGCGCATGGAACGATGTGGCCGTGGTTCTTGATGGCGTCTATTTCGCTTGCCGGCGCGTGGTCGCCGGCGTGACGCGCAATTTCATCGAGATCATGGATGACACGATGACGGTCGATTGCGGTGTGAAGGCTGGCGCCGGCGCGACCGTCTCGCTCCCGCATCTGCCAGGGATGACGATTGAGCATCTGCTCGATGGCTTCACGCAACCGCCGAAGGCTGCGGACGGCGCCGGGCTGCTCACGCTGGCGCGGCCGGCGGAGAGCTCCATTCAAGCCGGGCTCAAGTATCCGGAGGTGTTGCCGGCGCTTTACCCCGGCCTGATCTGGCTGATCAAGACGCTGCCGATCGAGGGGGATTTGCAGGATGGGCCGATGATGGGGCGGAAGCGGCGCGTTGTCGGACTGGTCGCAAGGCTGTATGAGACGACGGCTTTGACCGTCAACGGCAACCGTCTATCTTTCCAGACCTTCGGGGCGCATCTTCTCGATCAGCCTGTTACCCCGTTCACGGGTCTCAAGAAGATCGGGGGTCTCCTCGGATACGATCGCGCGGGCGGGCTCGCGATGGGAAGCGATATTTCAAAGAAGGCGACGATCCTCGCGCTCGCCTGGGAAGTGAGCGTTTAAAATGGCAGCACTATTTCCGGCCTTCATTTCTGCAATCACGGGCGGCGGCGGGGCGGCGGCCGGCGGCGCTGCGGCGGCGAGCGGGGCGGCTGCGGCCGGGGCGGGGGCGTTCAGCTCCTTCGCCTCGATCGCCTCGATCGGATCGACCGTCGTCGGCGGCCTCGCCTCGATCGCGGCGGGCAACAGGCAGGCCGCGGCGCAAGAGCAAGCAGCAATGGACAGTGAAACTCAGGCGGTGCAAGAGACGATCACGGGCCGCCAGGACGCATTGCAGGCCATGCGCCAGCTCAACCAGAACTTGGCGAAGGTCTCCGTTGCCGGCTTCGCGTCTGGTCTCGATAGCTCGGGCTCTATCTCGGCCGCGCAAAATCAGGCGTTGGAAGCCGGTCAAGCGAACATCGACATGAGCCGAACGAATGCGGCCTATGCGTCGGCCCGTCGTCGGGGCCAGTCAAACGAGCTGCGGCGTGAAGCGACGGGCTCGCGCCTCGCCGGTTACGGCCAGGCACTTTCCGGCGGCCTGTCCCTTCTCTCTCGCCGCACTGATAGGGGTTAACGATGGCAGGAAATGCGACTATTCGAGGCGTGCCGCGCCAGCTTTCCAACGGCGGGGCGCCCGTCGTTCCGGCCTTGACCGCTTCACAGATCCCCACGATCCAATATAGCAGCGGGTCCGCGCAGGCTTTGCAGTCCTTCGCTCGGGATATGTTCTCGATGTCGAAACAGTATGAGGATCAGCTTGACCAACAGGTGCAGGCAGAAGCCGCCGTGCAAGGCTCCGCGGCCGGGGCCGCCGGCGAATTCGAATATCAGGATTACGGCACGATCCGTGGCCGGGCTTTCAATCTGGCTGCTCGGGAAGCTTATGCGACGACGCTCGACACGCAAGCGATAGGCCGCCTGAACGACATTCGCGGCCAATATTGGAACGACCCTGACGGTCAGAAAGCCGCGACGGAAAGCTACATCAACGGCGTGGCGTCGGAGTTGGCGAAGAAAGACCCGGCCCAGGCCGCCGCATTCCGCAACCGCAACCTGACGCGCGCCATGCCGGGGATCGAGGCGGCAAAGGATACCGTCTATGCTCTGACGCGCGATCAGGCAAACGCGGCGCTGATCCAGAACGAAGTAGCGTTGAACGCTGAAATCAAGGCGCAGTCGGCGGATCTCTTCAGCGAGAACCCGGAGCGCTCTCGCGCGGCCGCGCAGGCGATCGGCCTTGTCCAAGAGCAATATTTGCAGATCTATCAGGCGAAAGACCCTGGCACGGGCAAGCCGCTATATTCGGCCGTCGAGATCGCGAAGGCGAAGCGAGAGTTCATGGACAAGACCATGACGGAGGCCAGCCTGTCATGGTTCGAAGAGCAGCCCGACAAGGCGGCCGCATATCTGAAATTCTCCTCCGGGGATTTCAAGATCCAGTTGAACGACGGCGCCGGCCAGAAACAGTTCCGGGGAGACGCGCGGGCGTTCCTGAAGAACAAGACGCCGAACCACGGCCCGGATCACATCGACGGCATGAAGCCCGAAATGGCCGATCGGCTCGCGGCCATGATTGACAGCGCGCCGCCGGCGATCAAGGAAGGGCTTCAGATTGGATCTGGCTTCCGGTCGGTAGAGCGCCAGCGCCAGCTTTTCAACGCCTCTGATCGTTCCGGTCGCATGGTTGCGCGGCCCGGTCATTCGCAGCACAACCACGGCGCGGCCGCGGATCTGAGCTTTAACGGCGCACGGCTCGACAAGGCCCCGCAAGAAGTTCGCGATTGGGTGCATTCCAATGCCGGCGCTTTTGGGCTCCGCTTCCCGATGGATTACGAGCCTTGGCATATCGAAACGCAAGAGGCCCGCGGCGGTGCGGCCCCGAAAGACACGGTGACGAGTGTCAAGGTGCGCGAGACGCTTGATCCGACGACACTTGATCGGATCGACACGGAAATGCGCCAGCGGATCGGCTTCAGCAATCAGCAGCGCGACCGGCGGGACGCTGAAGAGACGAAGCTGATCAAGGCTCAGCAGGATCTCAACAGCTTCGAATTCTTCAACCGGGCTGCGGCGCCGAAGGGCATCACGCGCGAGGAGATCACAGAAGGCGTCCGCACGGGACTGCTCAATGGCGGCGACGGCGAAAAGCTTCTGAAGTTCATCACGGCGGAAAAGCCGGAACGTTCCGACGAACCGACACGGCGCTTGATCCTTCAGCGGATCTACGACGGAGAGGACGTGAAAAACATGCTGTTCGACAATGCCGACAAGCTGCGCGGCGAGGATCTTACGTCTCTCCTGGCGCTCAACCAGACGCGGAACGTCGATGGCGACGCGAAGATGACGGAGGACCAGAAGTTCCAGCAAACGCAGCTCGACAAGCTTCTGACGCCGGATACCAACATGGCGGCCCTTGACCCCAATCGGCAAATGCGAAAGTTCACGGCGCTGAATGAATACCGCCGACGCATTCAAGATCCTGATGAGAAGATGACGCCAGAGGAGATCGCCCGCGACATTCAGGAACGGGCATTCCGCGATTTCTCAAACCTCGACATGAGCGAGTTAGGAGGCAAGGTTCGGCCGCGCTTCTCGGTTCCTTCGCCGGGCAATACGAAATATATCGACAAGCGGCAGTCCGCGATTGCGCTGCAAAAAGCCTATGACGCAAAGCAGATCACAGAGGCGGAATATCGCCGGCAGCAACGCGATCTGGTCGAATGGCTGAAGCTTCAGGATCGCGTGCAGGCGAACGCAACGGAGAAGGTGAAATAGCATGGAAGATTTCGGAACGCCGCGCCTCTCGATCGGCGCGCCCTCGGCGGAAGACAATGCGGCCACCTCTTACATGGAGGTGGCCGAAAATCGTTTCACGGGCGCGCTCGACGCAGAGTTCCGCGCGCTACTCGATGACGGCGGCGAGGCTGCGGCGAAAGGCCCGGCCGCTCCTCCCTCGGGCTCGACGGGCGATCCGGAGTTCGACAAGCTTTTGAGCGGTGAGGCTGACCAGACCCAGGCCCCGGCCCCGGCCGCGAGCGGTGAGGCTGCGCCGGCTGCGGCCGCTCCTGAAGCAAAGGCGCCGCCGGCGGATGAGGGCTTGGCGGCGTCGATCCTGTCGATGGCGGGCGCGGTCGGGGGCGATGTCCTGGGCGGGCTGAAAGAGGCGCCGCGCCAGATGGTCGGCGGGGTCATGGACGCGCTTGATGAAACGGCGCAATTCATGCAGGACGCGATCCCGTTGCCGGGCGTCCAGCTTTACGGCGCGGACGGCAATTTCGACCCGGCCTTTATCTCGGCCGAAACGCTGGCTCAACAGCGCAAGGCAGAACAAGACCTTTTCTCCATGATGACGCCAGACAAGGCGGATACCGTCACGGGCGGCTTTGCCCGGTCGGCGTCGCAATTTCTGACGGCCTTCATCCCGGCAACAGGAGCGGTCAAGGCGCTGCGCGTGGGAAAGTTCGCAACCGGGCTCGCGGCCGGCGCGATTGCCGACGCTGTTGCCTTCGATCCTGACGGCGAACGCCTGTCCACTTTTCTCAATCAGGTTCCGGCACTGCAAGGCATCGTCCCCGACTATCTCGCCGACAACAACCCGGAGAATAACAGCCGGTGGGAAAACCGGATGAAGAATGCGATTGAGGGGCTTGGCATTGGCGCGGCCACAGACGGCCTCCTGGCGGCGTTTAAGTATTACAAGGCCGCAGGAAAGGCCAAGGCCGCGGAGCGCGCTGCGGACCCCGTGGGCGCCCAGGTTGAGGCCGCCAAAGATGCTATGAAGGCCGCGGCCCGTGACGAGATCGTAAACGACATTCCGGATGAGGCATTGCGGGGGATGGGCGACCCGACGCCTGACGCTCCGCTGTTTGTCGAGGCGACCGAAAACGAGACGTCGCGCGACGCATTCAGCCGGATCGCGGCCGGGCGCGTGCGGGCCGAACAGGCCGATGTCAACAATGCGGCGCTGAACAAGATCAATGAGGTCCGCTCTCGGTTCGCTGCAAAGGCCGGGGTGGACGGCCGCGACCCGATGGATGAGATGATCGACAATCTCCGCTCGGGCTCTGGCATCATGGCGAAGATCCCGCGCCGTCCGATCAGCGAGATCGTGAAGGGCCTCGGCGGCGTAGATCCGACATCCAGCCTCGCCGGCGATTTGCGGTCGCGCGGCATCACCTCCAAGGCATTCCCCGGCCTGTTCAAGCGGGGCGGTGCGCAGGCGCTCGACAACATCTCGGCGCGGGAACATGAGATCTTCAACGCGCGCAACCTTGCGTCCGATGACGGCTATATCCCGCAACAGTCATTCATCGACGGCCTTGAAGCGGAGTTGAAGGGCGATCCGTGGAAGACGCCGGAAAACCAGCGCGCCTATGATGAGCTTGTGGCGCCGCTCGATGATCTCGATGAGCATCTGAACCGGCTCGGCATCGACTACAAGAACATGTCGAACGAAAGCATCAAGGCCCGGATCGCACAGATCGCGGACGAAGAGGCTATGTTTGCGCGCGACACGGGGCAGGATGCGCTTTTCAGCGGGCCGCGCAATGAAGCGGACATGCAGGCAGAGGCGGCGCTTGAATACGAAGCAAAGGGGTTTGCCGGCAAGCCTCTGCCACAGAAGGGGCTCGCGCCGGCAAACATCACTCAGGATGGGACGGTACACGTCGGCGAGGTTGGCGGCGTTCACTTCATGATTGACCGGCCTGACGGTGTGCAGTGGGAAGACACAGGGTTCGTAAATCCTGACGGTCAGTTCCTCACGCGCAAAGAAGCGACGGCATGGGTGGACAAGAACGAGGGAAAAATAAAGCCGTCCGAGAATATGAACGGCGGGCTCGATGCGCTCGACTATCGCGAACAAATCCCCTCGCGGCTTCAGAAGGGGGCAACGCCTGCGAAGCCTAAAGGCAAGGTCTATCTGAACCTTGCGCGCATCCAGGGCGCCGACGACGTGAAAGCGGCCATGCAAGAAATGGTCGATATGGATGCCGGCCACATCAAGGATAAGACGCGCGGCGTCGTGTCGAACGATCAGACGATCAAGGAAAGCGCGCAAGAGTATCAGGATCTCAACGATCTGATCGGGCGCCCTCCCGGCCCGATGAACGCGGCCCAGGCGGTCGCGGCCCGTCGCCTCCTCACGTCCTCGGGGGAACAGATCGTCCAGCTCGCGAAGAAGGCCCAGGCGCCAGACGCAACGCCGGCCGATCTCTACGCTTTCCGGCGGAGCATGGCGGTGCATTATGCGATCCAGTCGGAAGTCGTGGCGGCGCGGACGGAAACGGCGCGGGCGCTTCAGTCGTGGGCGATCCCGGCCGGCGCGACGAAAGCGCGCTCGCAAGCGATAGCCGAACTGATCAGCCAATCGGGCGGTGCATCGGATCTTCAGGCGATGGCGAAGGCGGTCGCGACCGTTGGCGACAACCCTACGGCGCTCAACACGATGGCGCGCGAGCTTGGGAAGGGGAAGTTTGGGAAGGCGCTTTATCAGGTCTGGATCAACGGCCTCCTATCCTCGCCGAAAACGCACATGGTCAACATCATGTCCAACTCCATGACGGCGCTATGGGCGATCCCTGAACGGTACGTGGCGGCCGGGTTCTCCAAGGCGTTTTATGATGGAGAAATCGAGACAGGCGAAGCGGCGGCTGCGGCCTTCGGCTTTGTGAAGGGGATCCGCGACGGCGCCCGGCTGGTCGCGCTAGGCAACCGCGCGGAGGGCGCGCAAGGCTTGGGCGACGTGTTCAATGCCTTTGTGGACAGTGAGGCGAAGCACCCGAACGCCATTTCTGCGGAAGCCTTCGGGCTGGATGCGGCGGGTATGTTTGGAAGGGGTGTCGATTTCATATCGAAATACGTCATCAATCCTCCCGGCGCCGCGTTGGCAGCGGAGGACAAACTTTTTAAAACGATTGGCTACAGAATGGAGCTTCAGGCCCAAGCTTACCGCATGGCCGCATCTGAAGGGCTGGAAGGGAAAGCCTTCGCGGAGCGTGTCGCGGATGTACTGTTAAATCCGCCAGAAAGCATAAAAGCAGACGCGATGTCTTCGGCGAATTATCAGACCTTTACGAACAAGCTCGGGCCGGCCGGTACTATGGCGACGGCCCTTCTCAACAAGGTTCCCGGCGCGCGGTGGGTGGTCCCGTTCGTCAAAACGCCGGTCAACATCATGAAATACACCTTCGCTCGCACGCCGCTTGCCTATGCCATGGCGTCGGTCAAAGCGGATGTCGCGGCCGGCGGCGCCCGTGCGGCCCAGGCTCACGCGCGCGTTGCCCTCGGCACAATGACCATGCTCACAATCATGGATATGGCAGCGGAGGGGACGATTACGGGACGCGGCCCGATCGGCTCCGAAGACAATCCGAACCTTCGGCGGAACTGGCTCGCGAACAATCAACCATATTCCGTCAAGGTCAATGGCCGGTGGTATGCCTATAACCGCGCCGATCCGATCGCTATGATCATCGGGCTCGGGGCCGACATGGCGGAAATCGCGAAGGACGCGGAAGCCGGGGACATGGACACTGTGGCAATGGCTGGCGTGATCGCGCTCGCGCAAAACCTGTCATCGAAAACCTACATGAGCGGGATTTATGATTTCATCGGCGCAATTGATCCGAACAATCCTTCGGGCAACATCGGAAAATATGTCGCCGATTTCGCGGGCGGTTTCGTTCCGTATTCATCCGCGCTGCGGAACACGCGCAGCGCGCTCGACCCCATCGCCCGAGACACGAAGAACGTCGTGTTCGGCGACGACGGGAAGCCCGACGAAATCGCGACCTATCTCGACAATATGGTTGCGAAGATCCGCAACGGAATTCCGGGGATGTCCGATCAGCTCCCGGCAATGCGCGACCTGTTCGGCGATCCAATCGATCGTTCGTCGGGGCTCGGCTTCGGCTATGATTTCCTGTCGCCGATCGCGTCCAAGGTGGATGATCCCGATCCGATTTCTCAGGTCATCATCGATAACAAGATCCCGATCACGCTCCCGCCTCGCCAGATCAAAGGCGTGAAGCTCTCGGCCGCGGAATATTCCGAGTTTCAGCAATTGGCCGGCGCTCCGCTGAAGGAATATCTTGGCGAGCTGATCAAATCCCAGGGCTTCAAATCCTTGTCCGATGGTCCGGACGGAATGAAGGCCGAAGTCATCCGCGACATCATCGGCAATTTTCGCGAGAGTGCGGCCGCTCAGATGATGGCGAAAAATCCGCAATTGCGCGAACGCTCTTTCCTGGCACAACAGGACAAGGCGAAACAGCTCACAGGCCAATAAGGAACCGACATGGCAGACATTCCCGTAAATGCAGGCGACGCGATCATAACGGTTGACGTGGTGACGAATGGGCAGAACGTTTTCGCGTTCGACTTCCTGACCTACAGCGTCGAGGACATCCGGGCGATCTACGTCACGCCCGGTGGAATGCGTGTGGAAATTCCACAGACGACGGGCTTCGGTGTTTCCGGACTTGAGAACGCGGCCGGCGGAACAATCCAGCTTCTAGGCGGCGCTCCGGTGACGGAATTTGGCGGGAAGGTCATCATTTATCGGGATATCGAGATCAAGCGTCTTGCCGATTATCAGACGCTTGGCGACTTCAGGGCATCGACGGTCAATCGTGAGATGGACACGGTTTTTATGATCATGCAGGAGTTTCAGCGCGACCTTAATCGCGCCTTGCTGGTCGATCTCGGGCAGACGCCTCCGGACATTCCGTCGATCCTCGCTGCATCTGTAGCGGCTGTTGCGGCGGCGGCCGCCGCTCAAGCTGCCGCCGCAAGCGTGAACATTCGGCAGATCGCCACACGCGCAGGGGTAAAGGCTCTCGACACGTCCGCGACGGCGCTTGTCTTTCTCAGCGAACAAGGGCGGGAAGGTCTGTTTAAGTGGCAAGCCGGTGACTTCTCTTCGCGGATTTCTGCTGATACCGCGGAGGCGCTTTTCCTGAAGGCGAACTTGGTCGATGCGACGGCCGGCGCTTGGGTTCGACAGTTTGAAGGCGTGCAGGATATCCGGTGGTTTGGCGGCGTCTCGGGTGGATCTGTAGACAACGCTGCGGCCTTTCTCGCTGCGGCATCAGTCGGCGGTCAGGTCTACGTGCCTGAGGGTACATTCCTCGTGACCCTCACCACAGCGAACTTCGACGCCTTGGCGCGGGGTTTGTTTATCCGGTGTATCGGCCCAGGCGTGATCGATGCCGTTGTCCCCGTTGGCTTCATCACTGCGGCCGCGCAATTCGGCACGTACAATCAAGAAACCTGCCGCATCAACATCCGCGGAACTAACGTGAGCGGGAACCTTGCTGCGGCAAACATCTCGATCACGGGCTCTATCGGGAATTACGCCGCCGCGATTACCTTCCCGGCCCTTCCTGCGGGGATGGCTGTCGGTCAGTTGCTTTCCCTGGCGACGACTGATCGCACGGTGCCTGCCGTGCTGTTGTGCGGGGCGATGAAGATCACGGCGATTGCTGGCAATGTCGTGACGGTTGCGCTGACCTATGCTAACGGAGCATGGCAGGCGCCGCCGGCCTCTCTCTCGTTTACTGGCTCTTATGTGAACGGCCAGTCCGTCATCAATTACACGCAATTCCGAACGCTTTTCGCGGTGGTCGCGGATGGCGTGAAGTTGTCGCTCTCTCGGCTGGCGATGATCGGGCCTTACGTCGTGAGCCCGCTCGCCGGCGTCAACACGGTCGCATTTTCTCTAGGGATAAAAGACCAGACGGAAGAACTTTGCAGCTCGACGCAAAAGCTCTCCGATTGCCTGATCAGCGGGTTCAACTATGGAATTCTGCAACATGGCGGGAGCCTGAACATTCAGCGCCCGCATATCGGCGGCTGCTCCCAAGGCGCGCGGTTCGTTCGTGGCGCGCAAGCGTTCATGACAAACGTTCGCATTGGCGGGAATGCCGATAGCGGCGTTCACATTGACGCGCTGTCAAAGGTTGTTCATGAAGGCGAAGGCATGTCGTGCGGGAACGGCGGGCGTGGCGTCTGGTCATTTACTGGAGGCTGGTTTTCCTCGGGCGCGTTCGAAACCTCTTACAACGGATCGGCCGGCATTTACGGGAAGAATGGCGCTGTCATCTTCGAAGCTCCCAATTCTCGCGCACGCTTCAATAATGACATTGGGTTCGGGAATGAAAATAGCTTCCTGAATGTGATCTCGACCTTCTCTCTCGACAACAGAAAGACCGGGTACGAAATCGGCGCGGGCGGCTTTACGGACCTAACAAATTCCGTGTCTCTCAGGAACGAACAGGCGGTTTATGCACTGCTCAGTGCCGGCGCCGAGTGCGCGAATGTCGATGCCGGTTACAGTGTGGGCGGTCCTGGCATCAGTGGTAACGGCATGGCGGCGGGCGAGGGCTCGACCATTCGAGCGAAAAACAGCCGGTCCCATCACAACACAGGCGACGGCTATACGGCTGTCGGGAATTCTCATATTCGCAACGACGGGGCCACGGCCGATAGCAACACGGGATATGGTGAGCGCGCGCTGATCAACTCCTCCATAAGAAATCCCGGCGGCGTGTTCACTCCGGCCAATACCGCCGGCGCAACCAATAGCGACGCAACAAGCGTCGTCGTCTAAGAGAGGGTTAGAAATGCGAGAAACACTTCCGAAGGCGCTTGCCCTCATGTTCGGCCACGAGGGCGGTTATGTAAATGCCAAGACGGACGCCGGCGGCCCGACGAAATACGGCATCACGCACAAGACGCTTGCGGCGCACCGTGGCGTTCCGTCCGTGACGGCCGATATGGTCAAGGCCCTGACGATCGAAGAGGCGACGGAGATCTATAACCGTTCCTACTGGAAACAGGCGGGGTGCGATCTTCTTCCGGCCGGCCTCGATTACATGGCCTTCGATTTCGGCGTGAACTCCGGGCCGCCCCGCGCCGTCCGCACGCTGCAAATCACGCTGCGGGATGCCGGCGTTTACAAGGGCGCCATTGACGGCCACTGCGGGGAGCAGACCGTTGCGGCGGTTCGCGCATATCCTGGCGGCCTTGCGTCTCTCATGCGCGCCTATGCTGACGCTCGCATGTCCTTCCTGCGGTCACTCTCGGGCAAGCAAGGCTTCAGCGTCAACGGCCGCGGTTGGACAATCCGCGTCACGGGCAAAGACCCTCTCGGAAAATGGAAGGATCAGCCGGGCGTGCTTGGCAACGCGCTCCGGATGGCGAATGCGGTTATGACGGTCGCGACCGTTGCGCCCGCTGGCGTGAACGTGGAAGCCAAAGCGCCGGCAAGCTCGATCGGCCTCACGGAGATCCTGAAGAAGCCGGAAGCATGGGGGCCTGTCGGCGGCGCGCTGGCGGCGGGCGGCTCCGTCCTCTCCGGTTCCGTCATACTGCAATACGCATTTGCGGCCGTCATGCTCGTTGGCGTCGGCGTCGGCGTCTGGTATTTCGTGCGCCGGGTGAGGGAACGCGGATGATACGGATCTATCTCATCGTCGCAGCAATCAGCGGGGCCGCCATCATCGGCGGCCTCATCATGTTCGCCAATGATCAACGCTCGATCGGCGGCGCGACCGTCCGCGAGCAACAGGAGAAGGCCAATGCGCAATTCCGTGTCCGCTCTGCTAAGGGCCGCGTCAATTACGATCTGTGCGACACTGCCGGCGGCGTGTTCGACTTCGCGAAAGGCACCTGTCAACTTCCTTGAACTGGCCGATGTGGTCGCGCCTCTGCCTGGGGCGAAGGGAAAGACCGTCGAAGATCAGAGAAAAATTGATCGCACCATTGCTGCAAGCTGCGGCGCCGGTGTGCTAGGAACGGAACAATGCGCCGCCCACACCCTTGCAAGCTCTGAGCGAAAGAAGGAATTGCGGCAATGACACAGGCAGGCGTAGCAGGGCGGCAAGTGGAAGAAACATTTCGGCGGTTCGGATCGCTCATCAATTTCGCAATGATAGTGATTGGCTTCGCCGTTGCCGCAATGACTGTCGGTTCCTGGCGCACGACGCAAGAAACGAACGACGCGAAGACGGCAGAATGGCAGTTGAACCACGAACAGCTCCACCGCGAACGCTTGGCCGATGTGAAGGAAGTGCAGGGCGCCGTCAACTCTCGGCTCTCTGGCCTCGACAAGGGGCAACAGGACGCGGGCCGTGCGATCGACAATCTTGAACAGCGATTGGCGACGGTAGAGAAAGCCGTCAACACCGTCGAACAGAATGCGGCTCTCACAAACCGCACCCTGAACGAAATGAACGGCAATCTTCAAGTCGTGAAAGAGATCCTGAACCGGATCGAGAAGAAGCAAGGCGGCTAAAGCGCGCCGCCGTATTTCTGGTAAAAGTAAAGTCCAAGCGCGCCGATCACGACGCCGTGCGCAAGGATCGCATAAAGCCCCACGGCATAGTCAGAGTTAAACTTGAGAAGCATCTGTTTCGTCTCTTTGCTCATTCGCATGTCGCGTCTCCTTTGCTGACATCGCGAGCATAGCCCGGCCGGGTAAATGCCGGGTTAATCCTGGGGCCGCGTGAGAACTTTTATTCCCCGCCAGCTCCCGCCGAACTCCACATATCCTTTCCGCCGAAGCGCCTGACAGATCCCATGCGCCCGGCCTTTCCCCTGCCCGATCATGCGGCCTAGTTCATCGAACGTCGGGGAATGCCCGTGTCGGCATTGGTAATCCCACAACAGCCGGTGGACCGCCATCTGGTTGACGGTGAGGCCGCGGCGCGCGCGCGGCATGTTCGCAATCATGGTGTCGTAGATCCTGGCGACAAGCGCGCGGTCACGCTCCGGAGTACCAGTCTTCGAAGTCGTGACCAGCATATAAGCCGCCTCGATCTGGTCGCTTTGGGCCGTCCTTGGCGCGAACGTCCATTTCGTGTTCTGCTCGACTGGCAATGTGTATCCCCTGTTTTGTGATGTAGGCGCCGTGCCGCTCGACGGTGACGAGGCCCCGGCGAAGGGCCTCCATCATTATGTCTCGTGCGCTGTCAGCTTCGAACAGGATCACGCGACCCTGTTCCCTGACGAGAAGCCACGGCTTCATGCGGCCCACTGCTGAACCATCGCCGCCCCAAAATTCGGGAAGGTGTCGGATCTCCGCGCCCATCTGTCATCGCTCGGCGTCAACTTGTTTTGACCGCTCGGCGTCTGGTTGCTCCATCGCTCTTTCATGATGCCGGAACCTCTCGGCCACTCCTCCATGCGCCCGGCGATCGGCGTTGTCGGGCGCAACGGCATGAGGCCGCGAAGCCAAAGGCATGTCCCTTTGCTGGCGTCGTCTCCAAACCACCAAGGCTGGACAACCTGCGTCGGCTTCATGAAGAATGTTGATAGCGTGCCAACAGGGTTCTCGATCGCCATGCGCTCAATTTTCAAAGCCCATATGCGCTTGACGAATTCGGTGTCTCTATCGCGTGCCGCGCGCCTGGCCGCGCCTACCAGTGTTCCCGGCTTGACGCGCTGGTGATACCCGACAAGCGGGTAACGGACATAATCCGGATCTTTGAAAGCCCATGCGGCGGATACGGTGTGATATGTGCATTCAGGGTGGAAGATAGCCAGATCGGGCCACCACCCTTTTCCCCACAAGTTATCGAGGACTTCGAAGACTTCGCCGACGATATGAGCTTGGTACATATTCTGGGTGCAAATCGATTTTACACCCAGAATAGGTAACACGTCTTCCTGCGCTGGAAGAAGGTCGCAAGACAAGACATCGTGACCGGCGGCGGCGAATGCTCGGCGCAAAACGCCAGACGTTTCCATGCCGATAAAAACCCTCATGGCCTGTCCCCCGGAAAGTCGTCGTCGTCATAGACGGCCGCGCCGGTCTTGGGCTTCTCCGTCTCGGGCGTGGTGCGGCCGCCGATGTCGTCAGGCTCGCGGTCCTGATCGCTGTCGCCGGGCAAGCTGTCGGCATCCTCGGCAAGGCGCTTCAGGCGGGCGAGGTGCTTGTTCAATTCCTCGCGCTCGGGAGTCATTGACTTGTTGTCGCCGCTCGGCCCGGTGTTGCGCCACGTCGCGCCCCATGCCTCGCGGAACACTGCGACGCCGCTGCTCGCCGCTTCCTCAAGGTTCGCGATCAGCTTGACGATCCGGCTCGTGTCGATCCCCTTGCCGGCCTCCTGCATCAACAGCGCGCCATGCTCGACCGTGATGCGCTCGCCCTGGCGGATGTATTTCGCGAACGGCTTCGGCACCTTCTCGAAATGCGCGATCCCCTCATTCTCGACGCGCAAGCGGATCGTGAATTCGTAGGGCAGATTGCTTTCGCAGACGGCGTAATCCTCCTTTGTCGCCGGCTTCGTGTCTGTGTTCACGATCGTCTTGACGCGGATGCAGAAGATCAGATGCGCGCCGCACGACAGAGCCGAACGGATGAAGCGATTATGCTGCATCTTGGGCTTGATCCATTTCGCCCGCTTGTTGCTCCCGCTGGCCTCAAGCTGATCGGCAAAGTCGAGCATCCCGCCTTCGGCCTCGTGTTCGTGGCTGGCGCTGTCGATCACGATTGCATCGACGCCGGCCGCGCGGGCCGCGTGGATCGCCTGCCGGAAGCGGTCGGACGAATAGGGCGCCACGAAATCCATGTGCAGGAAGCCGCCGATTGCCTCGTCGTCCGCATACATCAGTGAGCGCTTGCCCTCCGTGTCGATGACGCCGATCTTACCTTTCGGCCCGACGATGCCGCGCGCGAGGAGCAAGGCGGAATAGGTCTTGCCCGATCCGCTCTTTCCCTCGATGCCGACGAACACGGGCGCGGCCTCCCGCTCGGCTGGTTTGAATTCAAAGCTCATGATTTTTCCTCTCCACCAAACGGCCTGGGATCTCGGTATCCATCAACCTTGCACCGCTGTTGCGGCAACAGGATTGAGGCATGCGCGCGCGGGCGCACCTCTTTGCAGCGCGGGCATTCGACGCCCAAGCGATTGCGCAATTCCTTTTTGTGGTCTTTGGCGTCGCGCCAATAATCTCCGACATCACCCATAGTGATTTCCTCATTCCGCATCAGGGGGTTGAAAGCCTTGTATGGCAGGGGTTTGCGGCCGATTTCCAAGGCGAAAACCGGCCGCCGCATCAGGGATTAATCTTCGGCGAGTATCCAGCGCGCGGACGCAAAGTCGTCGTCGGTGAATTCATTGAAAGTCACCTCCGAGAACCAAGGCTTGTCGGGGCCGTGGCTGGTCATGTAGGCGTCGAACGTGCCAAGCGCGCGCCGGTATCCCTGATCGGCGCCGCGGAAGTAGGCGTTCAACTGGCTGCTGGCGTCATGGCTGACGAACTTGCGGGCCACTATGTTTGGAATGCCGCTGTTCTCGATGAAGACATACCAGAACGGCACCACGTCATCCGACTGCGACAGAGCAAGCATGGCCTGAAGGTCGGCTTCTGCGGTCTCCGTCATAAACGCGGCCGCACCCTTGGTGCTGATCATTTTCTTCATGGCCTGCAAACCGATCTGATAATGCAGGGCCTTGATGTGATAGCGGTGCTGCGCGACGACATGCGACACGAGCGTTTCGAGATCCTTGCTCATCGGGTTCGCCATCGTCTTCCAGTCGAACGCCTCGCCGCCGAACAAGCGGTCGATCTTCATCTTGCGGCGCCGGCCGATCTTGTCCGTCCAGAAGAACGCGACTTCATGGACGCCGCCGCCGATGCCGCCGATCCGTTCCAGCACGCCGGTTTCGCGCATGGCGTCAATCATGTCCTGGCACATGGTTGCGTGTTCGGCCTTGATGAACGTCGCGCCTTCGTGGTCGGCCTTGAACGCTTTGCCTTCCTTCGTGGCGAAGGACATGCCGGCCGGCTTCACGACGACATCGCCGCGGATGTTTGCAAGCGCGTTGTGGAAATAGGTTCCGCGAATGGTGGCGGCCGTTTCCTTTTCATCCTGCTCCTCGACAAGCCGGTTTCGGGCCATGGCGCTTTTCTTGTAGAAGGCGAGCGGCGAGATCAGAAGATCGCAGATACCGGAGGCGCCGAGTGCGGTATCGCCGTGATAGTCGGCATCGCTCATGCGGAAGTAGATCCCGTCCGCGTGATCCTTCGGGCCAAGCGGCATGTGGATTTTCTTCGGCTCGGCGGTCTGTGCAACGTGGTCATTCATTGTGAGAAGTCTCCGTTTCTGTCGTGGTTTCTTCAGTGGATGATCTGATCGGCTTGATCGGCGGCGCGGTTCGCGTCGTGCATCATCGGGCGTTTCATGGCTTCAATCGTGCTCGCGAATTCCTCGCGTGGCATGTAAAGCCCGACAAGGTTACCCGCGACGGATCCAACGGCCGCAAGTACGCACCCCATGTCAAAGCCGCGCTTGTCGATGAGATCAGCAACCAGATCGGCGATCTCTTTTTTCGCTCCGCTGATCTGTTTCGTCATTTCTTCGGTGTTCATGTGTCGTCTCCATGCGGTCGGAAGTGACCGGGACGCCGGCGAGGTCGAGCCCGCCGGCCGCCTTGTCACTTCAGTCCCGGTAATCGTCGTAATAATCTGGCTCGCTGTGATCGTGCTCAGTCTCGATGAAGCGCATGATCTGCTCGTCTTCGTCGTCGGTCACCTCGAAAGGCTTGCCGCCAAGCGTGATCCGCATATCCGAAATTCCGCCGCCTTCCGGGGGGTAACAGGCTTCAGCGGGGCCGGATGAAACGCCTGGGTCGAATGGATCGATATTGTATTCAATCCAAAGTTCGAATTCCTCATCGCCTCGCTCAAGAAAATACGTTGTGTCGTGACGAAAATTCTTAGTAGCTGATTGCGACATGCGGCACCTGTTCCTTGTAGATCGCGATGATGACGGCTTGGGCTTCCTTCTCGGATAAGCCAGTAGCGGTGGCGAGGGCCTTTGACGCCTCGGCATTCAGCTTCCGGCGGTGGGCGAGATCGGCCGCGCGCTCCCGGTCTGCCTGCTCCTGGCGGCGGCGAAGCGCCTCGGCTTGCTCCTGCTCGGCGACGCGCTGCGCTTCCGCTTCCTCGCGAGCGCGCTTGACGGCCTCAGCCTGGGCCGCCGCTGCCCGCTCGCTCGCTTCTGCGGCTTCCTGCACCCTTCGGGCCTCTGCGGCCTGCTCGCGCTCTGCGGCCTCCTCTACGGCCTTCTGTGCTGCCGCGACTTTCTCGGCCGCCTCACGCTCGGCTGTGGCTCGGGCCTCCTCGGCGATCCGCTGGCGCTCGATCTCAGCAACGCGCTGCCGTTCCTTCTCGCGCTCGGCCTCAAGGGCGGCGGCTTTCTCGGCCTCCCGCGCCTCTGCCGCAAGCCGTTCCTTCTCCTGCTGTGCCGCACGGAACGCGCGAAGCTCCTCAAGTTCGGCGCGCTCCCGGTCCTCGCGCTCGCGGATCTCGATCATTGCGGAAAGCTTCGCGCGGGTCTCCTCGCGCAGTGCGATGAGAGCGTGCGCGTCTTCGCCGTATTCGGCGGCGCTATATGGCTTGTCGAGATAGTTGATCGTCTCGCGAAGCTGTTCGGCCGTCATCAGCGCGGACGATGCCGGGGCGCTGGAAAGCTTCTGCCGTTCTGCCGCAACGCGATCCTGCCGCGCCTTCTCTGCCGCTTCCCATGCGTCCAGCGGCGCGCGGGCCTTGTCGCGCAACCCGTCAAGCGTCGTCTTCAGCGTCTTGCGCTCGCCGTTCACGCTGTCAACGATCGCCTTTGCCTCGACGGCGACGCCGGCCGCGGCTTCGTCCAGCCCGGTTTTCGTGCGGCTGATCGAATAGGCATAGCTCGCGACCTTCTGCCGGTTGGCCGCAACGGTCATATCCGTGGGAAGCTCGGCGATCCCCTGCTCGATGCGCGTATACATCGTGCCGAAGCTCTTGTTCATCTGCTCCGTGATGCCGGTCACATCCGGAAGGTTCAGCTTCGGGAAGGTCGCGAGGGCGGTTGTCTCGGTTTCGGTGGTCATTTGCGGCGTCTCCGTGTGGTTGGCGGTGCGGTGAAAAGAAGGATGAAAAAGAGGAGGGACCAAAGCCCTCCCCCGATGATTGCGACCGTGAGCGTCATCCGTTGCGCTTCTCGTGGTAGTGATCCATTGCCGGCTGCGCCGTCTCGATCTGGCGCGCGAGAGCCATGAAAATTTCCGAATAGAAGGCGTTCGGTGCGCCGTAAGCGTCGGCACCCTTCGCGTCGAACGTGCGGCCGCCCTCGATCGAAATCAGGCTGACGAAAAAACCGTCGGCCTGATCGTCTTCAAGCGTGGCCGTTCCGCTGTCGATGCGGATGCCGGGCGCGGGGAAAAGGTCGGTGAAATCAAAATCGGTTGTGAAAGGTACGATCTTCATTTGCCGTCTCCATGGCGTGAATGTTCCGCTATCAATTGCAGAACTTTTTATTGTCGTCAATTACAAATAATTATTGCGCGTAAAAAATATTACGGGCATATTCGGCCATCGCAACCAGAAAGGAAAAGGCTATGGCCGAAAAGGAAGCACGGAAAGTCGTCACGATTTCGCTCCCCGCGGAAGTGTTCAAGCGCGTCAAAGAACAGGCCGACGAAGAACAGCGCACCATGAGCGGAATGGTCGCGTTCCTGCTGGCGAAGGCGACGACGGTCAATGCGTAAGGCGTTCGGCCGGCCCGGCTTCAAGGGGATCGGCAAAGCGAGCGGCGCGGCGGTCGGCGCCATCGCGATCAAGGTCTATGTGTGCCGGGGCTGCGGCCTTCAGCACAAGGCGGATAAGCCGGTGCAGTGCAAAGCCTGCGGCCGGATGGACTTCAGCAAGTTCGACAGTACCGGCGAAGCGAACCGCTATGCAGAACTTCTGCTGCGGGTGAGCGCCGGCCTAATTCACAGTCTCGAAACCCAGGTTCGTTTTCCTCTCATGGCTCATCGCGCGGACGGCGCGGCGGTCAAGGTCGGCGAGTATTGGGCCGATTTCTGCTATGTCCGCGCCGACACAAGCGAGCGCGTCACAGAAGATTTCAAGGGGGCGATGACGGATCTCGCCGCTTGGAAACTGCGCCATATGGCGGCGCAGGGAATGCCAGTCACCATCGTAACAGCGAAAGGCAAACACAATGGCTGAGAAGACACCGAACCTGACGGAGATCAAGAAGCTGATCGCCGACAGCCTTTACAACGTCAATCAGGCGGAGCTTGATCGGAAAGACATCAATGCGGATATCCAGGCGATCCGCGAAAAGCTGGCGGCAAAGGGCATCCCGAAGCGGGCCTTCGATCTTGCCCGCAGTTACATGAAGATGGACCCCGACGATCGCGAAGGATTTGACATCGCATATGCGCTTGTACGCGAGGTCGGAGGGCTGCCGCTTCAGGATGATCTTTTCGCGGCCGCCGCCCGCAAGGGCTCCGAGACGGTCGAGGCGGAAACGCTGCCGAAGGAAACCGCCGGCCCTGACATGGCGGCCGTGGATAAGGTGATCCAGTCGCAGGAAGCGGAGAAGACGAAGGGCAAGAAGGTGCTGCCGTCGAACACTGGCACGGGGGCGATCAATTGACAGACAAACCCCAGGCGAAGAGGGGGCGGCCGCGTTCGGCCGCTCCCAAGGGGAAGCCCGCCACCCCCGACATTGCGGCTATCGTGGCTGCGGCCGTCGCTCTCGCGCTCAAGGAAGCCGGTCATACCTCGATCGCCGATGTCAGTGAACCGATGGTGACGAATACGGACGAAGAGGCCCAGGCGCTTCGCGAGATCCGAGACGATGAACGCCGGCACGCTGAAGAGATCGCCCGCGTCGATGAGCTGGCGGCCGAACTGATCCCGCTGGTCATGCAAGCGCGGCATCAGGTCGTGTTTGACTGGATGTGCCAATCTCGCCGGGCGACGCCGGGGCAAGTCCTGATCGGCATCCTCCGGTCTGAGATTGCCGCTCAAGGCAAAAACTACAGGGAAGCAATCGGCGGCGGCGGCGGATCATCGCGAGATCTGGCGGCTCTTTCCGAGCGCATCCCTGTGCACAAGGTCAAGGACTGACAATGGCAGAGTTTCCCGCCTTCCCTCTGTGGACGGACGCTTATCTTGCGGACACAGGCCACCTCTCGACCATCGAACACGGGGCTTATCTCCTCCTGCTCATGACGATGTGGCGGGCAGGCGGGAAGCTGCCGAACGACGACAAGCGCATTGCCCGTTACACGCGGCTTTCGGCCGGGCAATGGGAGCGGATGAAGCCTGTCATCATGGAATTTTTCACGGTCGATGGTGACGAGATCACGCAAGGGAGATTGAGTGACGAACTCGTTTTCGTCAGACAGCGAAGCAAGACCCAATCTGAAAACGCTCGTGCTAAGTCACGGAAAACAAAGGATCATGCACAAGCCACCGCAAAGCCAAATAGCAGCCAAACGAGTGCCCCCACACCCACACCCACACCTATAGAGAAAAAGGAACCTTCGGTTCACAAAAAAGGGGCGCGACTTTCGGAGGATTGGAGGCCCGATCAGGATTGGGCGAAGTCCTGCGGATTGCCTGTCGAGACCCTGAAGCGAGAGTACGAAAAATTCCGCGATTACTTCATGGCGGAAAGCGGACAGAAGGCGGTCAAGCTCGATTGGGAAAAGACGTGGCGCAACTGGATCCGCCGCGTGATCGAGCGGGCGCCGGCGAAAAAGGAAAGCGTGGGCGATTACGCCTACCGAAAAATGATGGAGACGAAAAATGCAGCTACCAGCAATTCAGGATCGGCCGGATTATTTGAAGATGGCGACGCCCGACAACGTTCGTCAGGTCTTAGCCTCCTTGAAGATCTTGCCAACTCAAAAGACTGACGCCGGCGAAGCCGAAATGGAATTTAACGAGGCGACCTATATCGTCGCTTTGGAGGGCGTCTCAATCTGGTGTCTCCGCCAGACGGTGAAGGCGATCCTTCAGGGCGGGTTGGGCCACAAATGGTTCCCCGGCCCGGTCGAATTTCGCATGAAGTGCGATGAGATCATGCAGCCCGTGAAAATGGCGCTGACACAGGAGGCCAGAGAAGCCCGCCAGCGCGACGAACGCGCCCGCGAGGCCCCGCCCTACGTCTCGCCCGACGAACACCGCCGTGTGATGAACCTCATAGCCGCGACGCGCCGCGAGCGCGAAAGCCGCAAGGCCGCCGAACGGGCTCCCGAACTGGTCATATCAGACGAGGAGCGAGACGATCGCTTGCGCCGGATCTTGGCGCTGAAGGATCGGCCCGGCATCACGCAAGAAGAAATTGCAACCCGCGGCGTTGTCGAGCGCCGGCTTAACCAGGAAGAAACCCCATGACCAACCGCGAAGACGAGATCCTCCAGAAGATCGCCCGCATCGTTGAACTTTCAAACATGCGACATGGTGTCAATGAGCTTGACCTTGAAGGCACCATCACCGATGCCGAGGAAATATTAGCGTTGGCCCCCCCCTCTCAAGGGGAGAGGGTAGAGACCCCATCACCACAGGCAGATGTGAAGGGCATCAGCGCCGACGACTGGGCGCTAGCAAATCTTCATGCAGTCATTGAGACCGCTGCCAACGCTGCGGACGCCGCTGTTTACGTGGCAATGCGTTCAGATGCGTTCGACCCGGGAATACCTGACAACGTTGCGGAATACGTGGGTAACGCTGTCCGCGCTGCTTTCCCGAAGGAGACTGACAATGTCTGACATTCTCACCGACTTCCGCAAATTTGTCGATCTTATCGAAGGCCGCGCAATGGCTTGCGATGGGCCAGTGACACCCTTTCTAGAGGAGCTTCACGTTGCATCGGATGCAGAGAAGGAGCGCTTCACCAAAATTCTCGCCGCAATCTACAAGAACCCATCACCCCAGCCGACTTCGACGCTCTCTCCCCACATTGAAGGCGAGAACGATGGGGGTGGGAGATGAGCAAGATGATTGAACGGGTGGCAACGAAGCTTGCAGAAGACGCGCAGCGTGTGCGTGGCGAGCTTCGCGAGATCCAAGGGCTGGCCCACCTACCTTTGCCTTCCCTGCACTGGAAACTGTTTGAGCGTGAGGCCCGGATCGCGATTGAGGCGATGCGGGAATGCACCGGCCCAATGATGCAAGCTGGCGCGGACGCAAGCCCAATGTGGCAGACGCTATCACCTGACACATACGCTATTGCCGTGAACGACGTGGCAGACGTTTATGTCGCCATGATCGACGCCGCCCTCCAAGAGAAGGAGGCGGGAGAGTGATGGGCTTCCTATTCCGCAACGGCGTGTGGGCCGGCATCGCTTGGCAGGAAGCCAGCTTTGCATCCTACACCTTCGCTAAGGTCGGGTTCCCGGCGGCGATCCTGACAATGATTTTCATTTGCCTCGCGAATACGATTTTCGCGGCATGGTTCAAGGGAGAACTGAGATGAGCGATAAGCTCAAGCCGATCACGGCCGCCCAACAGGCGGCATTCGAAAACAGCCGCATTACCGATAGCGTGATACAGCGCAAATGCGATTGCGGCGCGTGGTATGAAACCCGGCGCATGGCCTCGGTCTTTGTCGAGACGTTCCACTGCGACTGCGGCAAGCGCATGTCCTACGAGGTGCCGGCGCTCGATCTCCGTTTGATCAAGCCGAATATCGAGCAAATCATGTCGGCAAAAGATCCGGATGCCCGGTTCGACACGGGGATGACGGTCAAAGAGGCGATCGCCTCCGCGTGCCACTGGTGGAACAAGACCGGGCGCAAGCTCATGAAGGGCCACCGCCAGCGGCAAGAAAAGGCTGGCGCTCCGTTCGTGTCCGACAACCCCGATGATGAAACGTTCGTGCCTTCCGGCATCCTGCACGGCCTCCCGTGGGATCAGCTCGACAAGCGCGCGCAAATCCAAGTCGTCAAATCCTGGCATCACCATCACGTCCGAATGCCCGACGTGATCGGCGACACGCAATCACCCGAAAATCAGGCGCAAAGGGGATCAATCCACTAACCAGACACACCGAAAAACACGAAATGTTCACACCAGCACTATGAACTTTGGAGAAGATTATGAACGATTTAGCCGCAGCAGCAGAAAATTATTCCAGAAAAGAGGGGTTTAAAGTCGATGTGTGGGAAAAATATATCACGCAGGCCTTCACGGCCGGCGCTGAATGGGAGGCCATGCGGATCGAGGGGAACGGGCATGTCGTCACCTTTCCTTTGAAAAAATACCAAGAACTGAAGGCCCAGGCGGCCGAAGCCGAAGCGCTGCGGAAAGAGCGAGACATTGCAGTAGACCACAGCACGGAACAGGCCCGGCTCATATTCCAGCAGCGCGAGGAGATCGGCACGCTGCATAGCCAGATTGGCCGGCTGACGGATCAGGTGAAGGTTGCGCGTGATGACTGCTTGCGTCTGATTGAGCGCGAGGATCAGATCAAGGGCGACCTGAAGCGCGCGGAGGAGGACCGCGATCACTGGCGCGAAAAGGCAAAGCTGCATGAAGGTTTGCCCGATGGCGCTGGCGGCATTCGTGCGGAGCGTGTCGGTTATGGTGGGACGGGCTATGTCTTCTTCACGTTTGGGGATGTTGATGCGGTCAACGCTATCCGCGATGCTTACATCGGCTTCAAGCGGCTTGGTCTGCTGAAGCCCCACGACGTCCCGGCCCCGACAGAGGTGGACGAAAGCGGCGTGGGCTATGGTGCCGGCATTGCCTCGGGCGACACGGGCGGCTTCACGGCCACGGGTGACGCGGAGGCGATGCGGCTCCACAATGAGAAGGTGCGGGGCGATAAGGTGACGGACGATGCCTGCCGTGAGAGCTACAACAACGCGGCGATCAAGACCGCGGCGGGGACGGTTGCTGCGCACTACGCTGAGAAAAGCAAGGATGATGAAATCCGCCGCCTTTCCAGCGACAATGCAAATCTTGAAGGCAGGCTGAAGGCTTCGGAGGATAAGGTCGGCTCTTTGCGGCATCAGCTTGAAGCCCTGAAGCACAAGGTCATCATGAAGTTTCTCTCATAGGGCATGTCGATTTTCTCGCCCTGATCGTAGGCCGTCGCGGGGATCTCGCGGCGGCCTTTCGTTTGCGGTATAGGTGACGCCTCAACAGCAAAGGAGAATGATCATGCGCAAGGACATCATGGAGCGGATGGGGGAATGGGTAGATCGTATGTTGATCGAGGGCTATAGCCGCGATGAGATCGCCAGCGCCATCGAATGCCAGAAGATGGCAATGGACGAAGAGGACGAAGGCGAGGAGGAGGAATGAGCAGCAAGAAGAAAGAGGCGGAAAGCGGCTTCCATGCGGTCTTGGCCGATGGGCTGGCCACGCCTGAAAGCGTGATGATTGCGGTGATGCGGGGCGAGACGGCGATCCTGAACGGCACACGCGGTCGCCCTCGCAAGCTGACGCCTCGCATGATCGACGCGGCGGAAAAGCTCTTGCCGTACCGCTTGCCGAAGCTGAACGCGGTTGATGCGGTGTCGCGCAATGTCGAGATGACGCATGAGGACTGGATCAACGAGATCGGGAACGATTGATGGCTGATCTTGACCGCCTCAAGCAAGTTGATCGAGAGGTTCGCCGCCGCGCCGCTCGCCTGTCGCAGACCTCGGCCGACATGCTGGCCCAGGCGCAACAGATCGACATCCTCAA